AGAGGCTAGGAAAATCATTCCTAACAGCCACCCACAAACTCAATTACTCAAAGCAATGAGTGAAATTGGTGAGTTGGCAGATGCAACCATCAAGAATGACCAGGATGGCATTGCTGATGGCGTTGGTGATGTGATGGTTTGTCTCATTGTTTATTGCGCCTTGCAGGACATCAACCTAGTTGATTGCATGGAATTGGCTTATGAGGAAATCAAAGACCGCAAAGGCACATTGCTTGCCAATGGCGTGTTTGTGAAGGATGAGGCATGAAATACATTCTAGACTTCTTTGCCCTGGTTGGCTTATGCGCCAGCATCATTGCAGCAGGGTTTTACTTGGGGTATGCCACCTATCAGCCCGAGTGCGAAGTGTGGGTTGCTTCGTTTACTAAGGAGTGCAAATGATTAACTCAATCAAAAAACTCTTACAAACGCCTACCCTTATTGAATTGGTGGTCAAAGAATTGGTAGAGGCGCATCGGTCTAAATTGGAAGCTCAGAGCGCACAAGACTACGCAAGAAGCGTAGTGCAATACAACATTGACCGAATCGAACGATTGACCAACACATTGGATGAGCTGAAGGAGCAGGCATGAACGATGAAGATACCGATGCTGGCGGCGACTTATTCGTTAGCATGGCAACCGTTCTAATTGTTATATTTTTGTTTATTTTGCTTGTTACTGCTGTTGGTGGCATTGTGTGGTGGGCGGTAGCATGAGAGTGCTACGCAGAATAGGCGATGACCTGAAGTGGAGCGCCAAGGCTATAGATGATTGGGATGGTGATGATTGTCACCACAAGTCAGCAATGAAAGCGTTGTCAGCGGACATCTTTGAGCTGGCGGTGGTACGCAACTACTACATCGACAAAGAGACTTTGTTGAAGATGTACGAACAGTACATGGACTACAAACCATCAACGCCTATGTGGGAACAGAACCAACAGGCGCTGTACAACAAGCTGAGGAGAGAAACATGACCGGATTTAATTCAAAGCGTGATGCGGCTATTGATAAGCATCGCACCATGAGTAAAAAAGACCTGGCTATGGATAGCCTGACGCGCATCTGCGAGATACAGCAGCGCCTAATTAACCAACTGATTGCTATGGAGCAGAACTCTTATGCGCGTGGGTATGAGGATGGCATGGCGGCGCAAGCTGAAGTAGACATTGCATTAAACGAAATGGCGGTCAAAAGTGAAACTATATGACGTGCCAAAAAATAGCACAATCGTACTCAAAGATGGACTGGAGCTAAATTTTCACCATCTAGACGGTATGTACAGTGTGTGTACAGATGATGAGGGCAACGTGTACCACATCGTTGCAACTGAAGAAGTGGAAGTTAAGCTAAAGGGGGAGCAATGAGTTTTGAGAATGTCCGCCATGCACCAAAATCGCCAATTATTCGGGGTTTACTGCATAACTTCCCTGATGGTTTAACAGTCTCAGAAATCTGCACAAAGACATTTATTGATTCACGGGTTGTACGCACCTGCCTAAAAAAGATGCCAGATTGCTATATTGATAGGTGGCTGTTAGGGGAGCATCAAAAGCCGCCAGAGGCTGTTTGGTGTGTAGCCGATGTGCCTCAGAATTGCCCTAAACCAAACAACAGAAAGACTAAGGAATGAACATGAAAATCAACGCCACATTTAATGACGAAGAAGAGGCCATAAAAGCTATCCATTCGGGCTATGCTTGGCAGACTCTGCATGAGATAAACGAAATACTGCGTCAACATAGAAAAAACGACCTGCCTTTTGAGCAAGTCGTGTCTAAAATCCAAGCGTCTGTTCAAGACGCATTGGCTATGATTTACCCCGATTAGGCTTCTTCGTCTTCTTCCCAATCGTCTTCGGACTCTTCGTCCTCTTCAACTTCTTCTTCGTCTTCTTCGATGTCTTCCACGACTTCCCAACCGTTTGCTTCGTAGTAAGCGGCTGCGTCCTGGATGACCTTGATGACGTTCATGTCATCGGTGTCGATGGTGATAGAACCCGACTCGATTAGCATTTCAAACTGATACATGGTAACTCCTATACGTTGATGATTTGACCCCGAAATTCAACCTGATTTTCGCCCCACTTGTGAACTAGCTCAGGCCACAAAATCCTACCACCTTTGAATGTCAGAACCGCAAATCCAGACCGATGATTGAGTGGGCTGCCCTCGCCATAATCAAACTGTGGGCCATACGGCTCTGCTAAAGTCCCCGTATCTACGCCATACCGATTGCCGTTGTAATCGGCAAATGGAGTCACTTTTAGGCTGTGTAAATGACCAGTAACAATGCTGACTCCTGCATTTACAGTGTTGTTATGGGCGGCATGAACGCCGTTCTTATAACGGTGCTTTATAACGCAGTCTTTTGTAGGCCAAACAGACCATGCAAACTCCCATGCTGGTAAATGGTCTTCCAACTTAAATCCATGCACTTCTTTGTACTGCGGCGCTTGTGACGCTAACTTGTTGGCAAAGCGTGTATCGTGATTGCCCCATGTAAACAGCAGCTTTACATTGTGCCGTGCTGCTTTGGCTGTTTCCTCAATCTCGCCAAGATGCGCTTGAACCGCTTTTAACTCTTCGATAACGCTAGGAGTCTTTGACCATCCTAACGGGTCGTGGCGGCTAACCGTAGCCCCGTCAAATGCATCACCGTTGCTGATGACTGCATGAGGCTTTAGCTCTTTGATTGCCCACAGCAAACCCTTGTAGGCAGTTGTGTATTCCCCAGGCCAAAAGTGCGCGTCAGAAAAGACGATTATGGTCTGGTCAAGGATGCCAAGGTCAACCCGATTGAGAGACGTTTTGATTGGTTGAATGTGAGCGTATGCTTTCCCTCGCTCATCAACGCTGACAAGCGGCTGGTTCAAGTCTTTTTCTATCCTGCGTCTACGGCGGTGAACTAGCCGTTCCGAAACTTCTAAATATTCTGCTACCTTGGTAGCGGAGCCATAACGGTTCCAAACATTGATGAACTCTTGACGCGAAACTTTAGCTTGCATATAGACTCCGCAAAGTTGCGCGGAATCTAGCACACATCTATTGCATCAATATGCACATGGTTATACGTTGCGCTCAAAGTGAGGGCAGTCCACCAATGAACGAAAATTTCCTCCCCAACGATGCTTAGGATGTAGGCTTTCCCAATACGCGCCAAGTGGAGCCAAAGTAGCTTTATCCCAGATGATTTTCCCATCTTTAAAGAAGTTCAAGTCCATTGCACAGCGTTTTAAGTGAATGCTATTCATCGTCTTGCTACGTCCTGTTTTGACATAGATGGCCTGCTGTTCAGGTGTACGCGCCAACTCGCCACCTGTGACCATAAAGCCCTGCTCAGTAGCGTACTGAATCAGCTTGCACATATCTAATAGGAAACCTGCCTGCTCTTTACTAAGACTCATACAAACCCCTTTTTTGAACAATTAGGTCAATGCAAGTGGCATCCACTACTGCACCCATTTTGACGTATTCTTCTTTCTTTTCCATAACAACTGCTATGCACTTTTGCCTGTCGGTGTAGTAGGCATTTTGCTGAAAGAACTCGCAATGCCCATTCATACAGATGTACAAGACGGGAATGAAGATGCTCATTTGTTGCTCCTCATCTCAGCCAGTTTCTCAACGGTACGTCCACCAAAGTACGCACCCATGATTAGCATTCCCCAGTTGCCCAGCAGGGTCACATAGGACTCATTGGCGTTGTAGCCATACGCGCTCATCATGGCAAACAGAAAGTAGCCGCAGAAGATAGCAATCAGCGACATAGGCCGGATGTTCTTGGACAACCAAGAGTCGCTAGACATATCCGCTTTCCAGCGGTCTGTGATGTTGTTGGCATCGGCTTGTGCTGCTTTTGCATACAATTCAAGTTCAGCCATTTCCAGCTTGGCCTTCTCGATGCCTAGCTCAATCAGGCGCTCTTCATGTTGGTACTGCAACTCGCGTAGCTTCTCAACGTCAGCGGGAGTGGGATTATCGGGAATCTTAACTCCCAATGTGTTCTCGACAACTTCCTTGCCTTTGGCCTGAATAGCGGAAGAGAGAAGGTTAAGGCCGCTTTCAGCAAGCGTACCCAACAATGCGCCAATAATTGGAATCATCAAAAACCCCTATTTGTAATAACGTGAAATGCGACACTTACTAGCGGAACAACGATAGCAGATGCACCAGAAATCCAGAGTGTGTTCATGATAATCGCAATCTTCATTTCCTTGTCCTTCTGCTTACGTTTATCCTCTTCCTGCTCTAAAAAATCCCGTTCTTTCTTTAACCTAGTTCGCTCTGCCATCATCTCTTCCCACACTGGCGCATTGCCAGTATAGAAGAGAATGTCCTTCAGCTCTTTTTCATGCTCTCGCAACGCCTTAGATGCCAGTGCAATTTGGAGTGCTTGTGCGCTAATCTGTGCATCTGTCTTTCCAACTGAAGCAATCCTGGCCTTGCTGCTTGCTACATGAACCGT